TATAGCCTCTTTCGGTAAAGACTCTAGTATTTCGTGGTCTTCATCGGTTTGGGGGTTTTTCAATCTCATAATCTCATAAGGATTTAAGACCTTATAGAACGTTGAGGAGGAGAAAGACATATTACCACTGGCTTGTATATCTGCAGGATTTAAGATAGCGTACCTAACAGGCATTGAGATTTTTTTTAAAGATGAGGCTGCATAAGTTTGAGTTAACTTCTTAACATCTTCTCTGGAGATATTTTTTTCGAACCTATACATAAAGACATTTCCGGATCTGTAATACTCTCTAAAGAATCTGTCCAGTAAGCTCTTTAAGTTAATCTTTTTAAAAAAAGCGTTAAAGAAAGCTTTTGACTTTTTGCTACCACCGGTAAGATAAATATCACTTACAGATAGTTCCGTCATTAGATCTATCGTATTTCTAAATACAGAAAAATTATAATAAGCTTTTTGACATAAGATGACGGTATCTCTTACGTCTAAATTAGTGCTCGATTTGCCATAAGCCCCCAAGGAATAATTAAAAGGGACCATCCCTTCGTCGATATTAGTAAACCTATTGGTGCGCGTTATAGAGCCAGACTTATTCCTTCTGGTCCCCGTGGCTGAAGCTTGAGCGGTCATCAAAGGGACAGAGTCTACAGTCTTTTTCGCACGACTACGACTCGTAGCCTTCTTCTCTATGGAAGATTTTCCCTTATTAGCGTTAGTTGTCTTAGGTTTTTTAGCTGGCATAACTTAGGTAATATTACACGGATGAATAAAAAAAATCTAAAATTTAAAAAAAAGGCCCAAAATAATCTTAAATAAAGATTTATACCATTCTCGGGACGAAAGTGGCGTCCTGATCTTCTAGATTGATCTCCATCATATCATAATAAGACTTTAGGGCCCAGCTAGCAAGCATTAAAGTAGTATAATTATCTTTCCTTGCTCTACTTGCAGAAGTGCTTCTTTTTAGGTGATGAGGTAAATCAAAGGTCTGAGTCCCTCTGGCGGTGGTTTTGACCTCCACTAAAGCGCACTGCTTCTTAGTCTGGTAGACTAAGTCGTCCTGAGTCTCAATTAAATCTCCTACGTTTTCCGCCCCAGTTAAGCTCACGTCTATCCTTGCAGAAGTAGTTGTCGTAAAAACGTCTCCATGTGCAGAGATCTTAGACGCAAACCATATCTTCTTATGATCCATGCAAGCTTGTAAGTGCTCGTTAGCTTTTCTTATAAATTCAGAGGTAAATACCTGCTTGAAGCATATGGCTCCATTCTGCTTGTTGTAAGCTCTTCTAGCCTTCTTTAATTCCGAAGCATAACTATCGCCGTCTTTCTCGCTATTGAAATCGAAAAACTTTAAGTCTATATTAGATTTTAAGAACAGTTCAGATTCGTTAGCAGAGTCTATAAATTGATAACCAGCATTATCAATACAAATCATTTCTAAGTCAAAGTTCTGCGTGATATAGTAAAGATATTTGATGTGGTCTTTTAGGTCTCCTCCGGCCACAGCGTAGCTATGAACCAAAGTCCCTTCTCTTCTTTCGTTATCAAGCTCTAAAATTGACATAGCAAAATAATCAGAGCTTGGGCTATTAGAGAAAGAGGGGTCAATTCCTAATATATATTTTTTACCTTTTCGTCCTTTCAGTAGAGTGGTAGGTTTCTCCCCGTCTACCACTGTGCATTGAAACATTTTCTTAGCGCTGAAATAAGAATCAGACCCATCTGTAAATTGAGCGCAATACTCTCGTTGGAAACTCGAATGACTTTGTCCTCCGTTCTGAGCTTCTTCGATGATGGTCGTATCTATCATTTCTTCCGGTAAAGCTTCGTACCCCATTTGAGAGATAAAGTAGTTAGCGTCTAGTTCTTCTTTAGAGTAAATTTTTTCCAGCCACTCTTTGTAGGTCTTATACAAATTCTCGAAGGTGTAACTGGCTGAAGATAGAGCTATCATTTTAGAATCATTAATAAACCGCATTCTATCTTCTTCTTTCATTCCTCCTGCTTCGATTAACTTATCCTCGATTTCCCTGATCTCGATACGCTCTTTCATGTTTTGTGGGGCGACCAAAAACGGCATGAGAACGGTCTTGACAATATCTTCACTAAGGAGCAGAAACTCGTCTAGAAGAAGTACGTTCGCTCTAAAACCACGAATTTTTTCTCCAGATAAAGGTATAGCCGTTATCGTTCCCCCGTTCACAGCCCACTCGTATTGATCATTTCTCTTGGAGGGCTGAGCGCTAAAAGCCTGCCTTAATAGCTCTGCACCCTTACTGTTTACCATTTTCTCTAAATTGGTAAATATATTTCTCGCTGTCCTGAAAGTAGGACCAGCTATCATTATTTTGGTACCCGGCTCAAAGATGCACTGGAGGAAGCAGTATACTGCGGCGATAAAAGACTTACCGCAGCCACGACCCCAAACGCACATGCTAAAATTTCTATTGAAGAGCCCTTTCAACGTTAGCTCTTGATAAGGGGCAAGTTTAATTCCAGATAAAAGCTCGGTAGTAAAACCTAAGTTAGCTTTTAGAAACTTCACGAGGGTGATCTTAGCTTCTTTTTCTCCTAAGTCGCCTTTCAGTTTAAGGAGTCCTTGATTAACGTCCTCAATTTCTTTCTCGTATTTTTTTGGACTATACCACATTATAATTTCTTAGTGTCGTACGCTAACTGAAGGTCAATTTTTTCATGAACGCATCCGCTGGTAAATATTTTTTCCACTACTCTAGAAGACTCTACTCTCCCTTTGACAAACAGGAATTGGATATGGGGATAGCTCTGAGCAAGGCTCCTAACCCTGTTGAATATAAATTCAGGCGTTGCTCTAATTTTTTTAGATATATGCTTCAAGAAGGGAAAACTCAGCGAGTTAGTTAAAGTGTCTTCTACCAAGACAACCAAATAAGCATTTGCCTCCTTGGCTCTTTCTATTTCATTTATAAAACGTTCATACCCGCCACTTATAGTGCCGATAAAATCTGATAAATTTTTGCGTTCTATGTAGCAGTTACAGGTAGCTTCTTTACTACTAAACGCGTAGTCTCCGAATTTTAAAGTTTTAACCTCTACTTGGCGATCCTTAAATTTTAAAGGCTTCTGCTCTCTCGTATCTATATAGATTTTATATTCCTGACCCTTCCACTCTTCCCCCTCTATAATTTCTTTAGGGGATACGAATTTGACCTTTAACCCTAGGCTTTTACAGAATTCATTATAAGAACCGAATAGCTTATCATGATACTGAATAGGAGGACTCATAATAGTTCTTAGCTCTACTTGAGTTGGGGCATACTTTATATCTTTTTTTTCTATCCTTTTCTTCATTAAAGAAGTGCAATATTCTTTAGCTTCACCTTCCGGTTTGTCTTTCATCCACATACGTAGGTTAGTCCTAGAATTAAAGTCAGTACTCAAATATTGAGTTTTATTTTTAAATTTTATTATTTTTCCATCGTGCAGATCGTGACGAGCGTAGTACTGTTGATAGTACTCTATCATTGTCAACTTATGAGCTTTCAGGTGAGCGTGGAGTTGACGCTCTGTCTCGAATTCTTTATTGCAGACTTTACAAATTACCATAACTAATTTAAAGCTTCGTCATCCGTTAGTCCCATGATCCTAGCTCTCACCTCGTCCATGTCAGAAAGTTTTTCTATCTCTTTCTTTAGGGTCTTCTTGCGTAGCTCGGTTAATTGTATGAGTTGTTTCCTGCTCTCTTCATCTTTCCACATCTCTACTAGGTTTAATATGCTAGCGTTATTATGTAGTTGTTTCTTAAGCTTATCACTTCTTCTTTCCTTAAGGCTTTCTAGGAGTTTATTTTGTCTGTTGACGCATTGATTATATTCAGTCTGAGCGGTGTTTATCGCGTCTACTAGCGCCATAGAAATTCTTCTCCCTTCAGAGTCGTTTGCGTTGTCGTCTAAAAGATCTTGCAGGTGCTCAACTCTACGTTGAATATTGGAAGCTATCACTACCTCTGTAGATAAAACGATGTATTGATCTACCTCTTCTTCCGTTAGGTCACTTTTGTCGTGAGTGTATCTTACGAAACTGCTTTCGAATAAGTCTCTATTTGTAGTAGAGCCGTAACTATTAATTTGGTGTTGGAATCTGTAAGTATGCAGAAAGTTAATTAAAGTATTTACATCTCTTTTTTGTTTGATACTAAGCTTGGCCTTGTTAAGGCCATTATGCATATACTTATTAATTCTCGCTACGGATTGATCAAACGTCTTCGGTGGCTTGTATTTATCAGTTGCTATTTCGTTAGTGTTTTCGTAAGGCTGGATGTCTTCTTCGTTAGCTCTTACTACCTCCAGAACCGTACGAGTTTCTTGATTTAAGTTAGTTAAAGACTCGTCTTTGAATATTACTCTAGCCATTTCCATGGGCTTCATCATCGCCATGTTATTAATTACGAACTCTACATCTTCGTCTGTCAGGTTGATTTTCTTTTTAGGTTGGTAATTTTGAGCTCCTTGAGCCTTAATCTCTCTGGAAGCCAAGAATCGCTTTACCGCTCTGCCCTCTTTACTCCTGCCGTCTTTGTCTTTGAATCCGGCGGATCTAATCAGTTCTAAAAGTGAAGGAGGATCGCTAGGCCTTGAGTTCCATTCGTTCAAGACCTTTTCTTTTTGCTCTTCAGATAAAAAAACTTCTTCTTCCATGGTGTTAATATATGTCTATCTCGTCATTAGATAAACATTTCTTGACTTTGGTTATGATCGATTTTTTTAAATTCTTAATTTGTTTATAACCCGGGCTCCTGTTCTTCTCTGTAGTTTTATAACCCATCTTTTTTGCGGCATCTTCTTCTTCCATGTGATCTATGTACAGATATTTATAGACTAACCATTCATTGGGTTTCAAAACAGATTTCATTTTTTCATGGAGCTTTTTCGAGGCGCTGTCGATATCCAAAGAGTTTTGATTATGGATAGAGAAAGCTTCTTGGGCATGGTTTTCTAAAGCTATAGGTAATTTAGTATCATATGCACTTTTTTTGTTTTTATACCAGTTCTTAAATAATGGACAGTCTGCGGATTGTTTTTTATAGATAGCGCATGAGTCTTCGCCCTCTGCCGCAGAACACTTAACGCAAGGCCTCACGTAGTTTCCGTAATTATTGCGGATTAAATTTTTTATTTGATTAGATATGATGCGGTTAATCCAAGGGTTTAGCTTCTTAGTCTGATCGTATAAATGCCATTTTTTAAATATGTGGATTCTCAGTATTTGAGATACGTCGTCGAAATCCATCCAAGCTAAGGCTGTAAGGCTCCATTTATTTTTTCTTTTGACTATCTCTATGTCTATTTGATCTATACAATCTTCAAATTCTAATTTTTTGACATGGGAGTCCTTGACTGAAGCCGTTTCTTTCTGGGCGGGCTTAGCTATTCGTTTTTTAGGTGGGTTTTCTTTAAGCTCTGCATCTCTGCTGGTAGTCATTTATTTCTAGTCTTTATTTTTTTCCTTATGGGGAGAACCTCCAGCTTCTTCTTTGAACTGCCTCCAGACGTCTTCGTTTTTAACTTTTTTAGGCCTTCCTCTTCCTTTTTTTGATTGACCTGTCTCTCGAGGGGCTCCCTCAGATGACCCTGCTAAATCTGATAACTTATTTGACTTCTGAGGCTTTTCCATAATCTCGAACTCAAGCTCAAAATCTTCCCCTAACTTAGGAGCTTCTTCGGCTTCAGCATGAGACTCTTCGTCCTCCTGACTCTTCGCACTCGAGCCTTCCTTAAAAGAAAAACCGCACTTAGGGCAAAAATTAGGTTTTTGGTTAGATTGGTACTCTATCTTAAAACCACAAGCTGAACAGTAAGTCTTCATATTTCATTATAATATTGAAAAGAAAATTAAAATCTAATATATATTAGACGTTATTATGGGGTGTAAATCTTAATATGGGAGCGCAAGCCAAAGCGAAAAATGGTAATTTCGTATTTAGGAACTGTAAAGGGGTGGGATATGAAGTTGTCTTTAGGAAACCTAACAGGAAGGAATACGGGGAAGACTGCGACGGGACCTGCGAAGATCCTGAAGAAAAGCATCCTAAAATCTGCATAAGTCCTTACCTTACCAAGCAGACCGAACTTAACACCTGTATACATGAATTTGCTCACGCTTTCTTCTGGGACAAAACCGAAGCGGAAATCTACAAATTCGCTAATACTATAAGTAGATTCTTATACAGTGAATGCGGGTGGAGGAAGACTGAAAGAAGCCGTAAAGCTCAATACAGAGGTAAGTAACAAGTGTAATTCAAAATATGGATTATTTGTTAACAGAAGGCAAGACTGAAGAGATTCAAAGTAAACTCCAAGAAATAGGTAAATTATCTTTACTTATCATTAAGTATCAAGAACAATTTTCTAAAGACGAGCTTTGGGAAAGGGCGGTTATTATTAATAAATTAGGGCAAGAGGTATATAGAGATATATCTCATTTATCTAGGGCCTGATTGCCACATTTGCATTCGTTAGGCTCGCAACATTTCTTTTTGTGGCAGTCGCACTTACATGTGTCAAGTCGACATAGCCCCAACGTGCAGCAGTGGTGTCTGAGCTTGCGGAGCTTGCTCTTGATCTTACGCCAAAGCTCTCCGTGTTCAGGATCCTGCTTCTTGAACTTACCTATTCTGGAACTCCAAGTACCCATCGTAGTTATTTGTTACATTCGCAGCTACAATCGGCTACTGGGCATTTATCGGACGAGCAGCAATCTGCCCCACAAACACAGTCACAACATCCGGAATTTCCCCAGTTACAACCAATCACAAAAAGTGATGCACAGAGTATAATTAATTTTTTCATTTCTTTTTAACGTTTCTTTTAGACGGTTTTTTTCTAGATTTCTTCTTGGGAGCTTTAAGATGCTCTGGCATCATCGCTTTTATTTCGTCTACTAACCCAAGCTTTTTACACTCGTCTGCGTCGATCCACCAATCTTTTCTGTCCCAGTTCTTCCTTAATTGAGCTTGAGACAATTTAGACCTAGAAGTAAATATATCTAATATCCTATCTTCTATTCTTTTTACGAGCATAACTTCGTCTTCGATCTCGTAGGTTTTACCTATCGCTCCAAAAGCTGCTCTATGAATCATCATCCATGATTGATGACCAATCCATCTTTTATTACCGGCTTGCAAAAGGATTCCTGCCATAGAAGCAGCCATGCCTAAAGAGCCCGTGGTGAGGTGGTGACCCTGAGCTCTCAAATCTTGCATAAAATCGAACAATTCGAAGCCGTCTATGATACTACCCCCCGGAGACGAGAAAATCACCTCTATGGCGCATTCTGGGTCCTTACGGTGCCACTGTGTAAGCTTGCTCATGCATGAATGAACAGATAATTCATTAACATCTCTCGAGAACCTGTAAAGATAGTTTTCTTCGTCAGAGTTTAATTCCTTTTCGTAAGCGCAATAGATCTTTTGAGCTTCTACTTCAGCCCTTAGAGCTTCAGCCTCAGACCTTCTCGTGTCCGCTTCAATCTTTTTAATTTCCGCAGCAGACTGAGCGATGCTTTGAAGTTTCACCTGTCTGTCGGTTTCGCTTTCGTCGATAACCTCGATAGGAATCATCTCCTCTTCATGGAGGACCTCTTCTTTTGTGTCATTATTTTTCTTTTTAGGCATGAGTGACTCCTTATGTTTATATTACGATTTATTGAGCTTGGAAACAATAAATTTTACTAATTCTGATCTCATTATGTCTTCCTCGGTAAACTCGAAGGTATAAATACCCATTTGTAAACTTTCTTCATCGATGAATTTTTTGGTGATATTTTCTACGGCCCCCTGCTTGCTCTCATTAAGATCCGTTTGATTTGGATCTGCTAAAATGAAGCATCTACTGTTTTTCCCCAATCGGGTCAAAACCGTAGTTATTTCTTTCGCTGTCGAGTTTTGGGCTTCGTCAAGGATGACGCACTTGTCTGTCCAGTTCATCCCTCTGGCAAATGCAACAGGGAACATGGAAACGCGATGCTCGGCTTCCAACTTTTCCGCTTTAATAGAGGTTAAAAGCTCATCTAATTTATCTAAAAAAGGTAAATTAAAGAATCTTAATTTTTCTTCTGCCGTACCCGGCAAAAAGCCTAAGCTTTTGTCGGAGCTCTCTACGGCTGATCTTAAGTACATTATACTATCTATTACCTTCATGTTTAATAACTGAAGAGCGCAATAAGTAGCTAATAATGTTTTTGATGTTCCTGCTGGTCCTTTAACGAAAATAATATTAGTAGAAGGGTGTAAAGCAATTTTAAAAAATTCTTTTTGCTTATCTGTCCAAGGGAACTGTTTTAACCTGATTAAACTTCTAATCGGGTTTTCTACTTGGTACTTTTTTACATGGTTTTCGCTTAGCTCGGTTATGTTCTCAGCAAGTTGTTGGTCTCCACGAATTTTTAATTTATTCGTGCCAGAAGAAGAGGTTTTCTTTTTTGGCATAATCAATAGTAGTTACACCGGTAATTGACCATTATACTAAAGGGAGTATTCGTAAAACTTTATATCAAGGACTTTGAATCAGAAAATAACAGCAAGCAGCGATTCTATTTTCAGGAAACGAAGAGGCTCGATTGAGCATTCTCATGAAGGGAAACTTTTTTAAAATAATTTATAATTTTAAATAATTCTGAGTCATTCGTTACGTCTATAAATATTTCTTTTATTAGATTATTTAATTGAGATGCATCTTCTAAAAGATAAGTCGCTATGGTATCTAACTTATCAAGGTTCTCTTGTTGCCACATAGGTCTTAAATTCAAATAATGATTAGCATAAACTTGTTTAACATCAAAACTAAACTCCTCACACGCTTTATTAATAACAGACGAAGGAATAGAATGATCCATCTGCCAATGAGTTTCAAAAATACTCTGCCCTAATTCATCATAAATAGGAGTTTCACACAAATTGTTCATTTTTTCATTAAAAACCATTTCTGTTTTGTATCCACCGCCTTTTCCTCCTTCAACTCTTGCGCCGGTTTCACCTGCGTTGATCATTTTTATTCCTGATGGATGATCGTAAAAAAATTGAAGTATATATTCATTATGAAACCATGTAGAGGTTTTGCCTAAGGGTAACTTTAATGAGCCACTAAATTTAAATCTATTTTTAGATCTATTATATTCAGGATGTTCTTTTGAATATGCTTTTACGTTTTTCCTGAATTGTATTTTATATTCTTCGGGTCTGTTTTCGTATCTTTGTTGACTCATTGTCCGATGGCAATCATGACATTGGTATGCGTCATGCCCAGAGAACGTAAAAGCCTCTAAGGACTTAACGTGGAGGCAAACAGAGCATGTCCTATCAAGAGTCTTATCTCTGGGTTGGAGTATGTATTCTACTCCTAAAGAAGATTTAAACAAATTTTTACTATTACTGTCTTGATCAAGATTATACTCTTCTAACTTACTGTATATACGGTCGTCTCTTTTCTTGAACTTCTTGCCTTTTATTAGAGCGGCCAAGGTATTAAGCTCTTCTATTTTATAGAAAGATCCTTTTTTGAATGATCTTGATAAACTTTTACTTTTAGATTTGCTAACTATGAATGTTTTAGGATTTAAAAACCCCATATCTACGAAAAATCTAATTTCCCTTTTAAATTGATCAGTATTCTCTTTGTAAGCATTACTTAATGTCTTAACGTCTCCGTAATTTTCATAAAAAAGTTTCTGAACTGCGTTCCATTCGAAAGTCCAACCTTTATTACTTATTTCTTTTCTTATTTTTGTGTTGTAACCAGCGGCGATTCTAAGATCCGGCCTTTTACCGCTGTTTACGGCTACGATTTCGTCTTCTGAGATACAATCCTTGCAAGCCTCCTCGAAAAGATATGAATTTATTATATTATTTCCTATTTTTGTTTCTACAGAGTGAAAACAACTATTATCTTTATCCTGATCGCACGCATTGCAATGTATCATATTTGATTCCTATATATGAAAAGATCTAAACCAATATACCCTTCGGGGATTTTTTGACTTTCGTATATACAACAATATTCGAAACGCTTTGAAAGATTGAAATTTATCCCCCGCCGGCCGGTGGCGAGCGTGGGGCACTCAGTTTTTTCATTAATTCAATTTTAATATTTAAAAATGTAAAAATTATAATTAACTGATTTGCTCGTAGACTGGTCGGCTACGGTGACCCTCCGAGTATGAAGGGCAAGAGGCAGTTACTTCTTTGTCACCTGTCTTGGCGAACGTCTTGCCTACGGTATAGGCAACCCAACCGTGTAACACTTGCTGGTCACCAGTGAACTTGATGCCGTCCTGCTTTGCTTCCTCAAATGTAATCGTGCCAACCTTGGCGCGTGTGCTGAAGTGAGCGCAAGCGGAATCAAATCCGCTGAACTTGTTTG